CGTACTCCACAGTCTTGTCGGGGTCGATCTGGTCAAGGGCGGCAAGGGCTGGCAACAGCTGGCGCTCCGTCAGGTCGTCGGTCAGTTCGATGCCGTTGTAGGTGACACCCAAGAACTCCTGCGGGTCCTTGCCCGTCTCCAGGATGGTGGCGATGGTGTTGTGCAGCAGCGTGCCGGTGTCGGCGTGGACCGACGACGGCTGCGGGGGCATGGTGCGGACGAGTGCGACGCTGCCGGGGCAGGCCAAGACACGCTTGGCGGTCGAACCGCCGACGACGTTTGAGTGAGCAGCCATAGTGTACCTTTCTGTGTTGATGGCCCGACGCTACAGAATGTTTGTTGACCTGTCAATGATTGTTTGATACATAATGAGCATGGAACGCGAGATTGAACAATACTTTGTGTGGACCGTCCAGCGCATGGGCGGCGTCACCTACAAGTTCCGCGCGCTGAACTGCAAGGGCGTCAGCGACCGCATCGCCTGCCTGCCCGGCGGCCAGACGTGGTTCGTGGAACTGAAGGCCCCCAACGGCCGGCTGTCGCCGCTGCAACGCAAGTTTGCGGAGGACATGCGGGCACGCAACCAGAACTACACGACACTATGGTCAAAAACGGAGGTGGATGAATGGCAGCGTACTATAACGAGTTCGACCCTTATGCAGCCCAATGGCTGCGAAACCTGATCAAGAACGGTTTGATAGCGGACGGTGATGTAGATGACAGATCAATTCGGGACGTGGCTGCGGGCGACCTCAAGGGCTACACCCAGTGCCACTTCTTCGCCGGGATCGGCGTCTGGAGCCACGCCCTCCACCTCGCCGGATGGGATGACGCCAGGCCCGTCTGGACCGGAAGCTGCCCCTGTCAGCCCTTCAGCGCCGCCGGTCAAGGCAAGGGCGTCGAAGACGAGCGCCACCTCTGGCCTGAGTTCCATCGGCTCATCGCAGAGTGCCGCCCTTCAGTCGTCTTTGGAGAGCAGGTTGCAAGCAAGGACGGCCTCGGCTGGCTCGACGCTGTATGCGCTGACATGGAAGCATCGGGCTACGCCATTGGGGCGGCAGATCTGTGCGCTGCGGGCATCGGCGCCCCGCACATCCGTCAGCGCCTCTGGTTTGTCGGAGAAAGGCTGGACGACACCACAGGCGCACGACACGCACGGGCGCTCGTTGGGGCAGAAGGAGAAGCATGGAACGAAGCACGGCTGCGCCTGCTTGGTGAGGGACGCGGACCTAGCGGGCTGGGCAACGCCGACGGTCCACGACACGAAGGGCACGGACTACAACCGATACACGGAAGCGGGGAAGGGCGAGAACAGGTCGGGGGCGCTACAGGATCAAGTGCAACTGTCGGGCTGGCCGACACCACTGGCGGCGGACAGCCGGGGCCGGGCGGGAGCGGCGGCGCACAAGGACAGCGAACTTCCGAACGCGGTCTGCAAGGTGGATTGGTCGGGCTGGAACACGCCAGCAGCATCGGACGGGAACGGGGGCAAGCGCCCGCACCCGGACACGACGATGACGGGTCAACACCCGGAAGGGCGGAAAGTCAACATGGGTCTGGCCTCGCAGGTTCATATCGGCTTCCTCAAGACGGAACCCGCCCGACTAACGGCCACTGGCGAGATGCTGACTGGCTCTTCTGCCGGGATGGAAAGTGGCGGCCAGTTGAACCCGGCACATTCCCGCTGGCTCATGGGGCTGCCGCCCGAGTGGGACGCCTGCGCGCCTACGGCAATGCCATCGTCCCGCAAGCAGCGGCAGAAGTGATCGGGGCGTACCTTGCAACTTAGACCCTACCAGAACGAGGCGGTCACGTTCCTGTACGAGCGTGACCGCGCCATGATCCTGGCCCCTGTGGGCGCGGGCAAGACGGCCATCACGCTGCGGGCGATGGCCGAGATGAAGCGCGACGGCCACGCCAGGCGCTGGCTGGTGGTGGCGCCCAAACGTGTGTGTACGGACGTGTGGCCCGTCGAGGTGGCGAAGTGGGCGCCGTCGCTGTCGTATTCCGTTGCCGTCGGCACCTCCACCCAACGCAAGGCAGCGCTCTCGTCTAGCAGTGACATTGTCATTGTCAACTACGACAACCTCGACAAGCTGCCGGCTGACCTGCCGTTCCAAGGCGTGGTGTTCGACGAACTGACCCGGCTCAAGAACCCGTCGGGCAAGCGCTTCAAGGCGTTCTACAAGGTGCTGGACCGCTTTCCCGTCCGCTGGGGCCTGACCGGATCGTTCACCTCGAACGGTCTGGAGGACGTCTTCGGCCAGTGCAAGGTGGTGGACGAGGCGCTGCTGGGCCGCGCCAAGGGCGCGTTCCTCCAGCAATACTTTGTCTGCATCAACCGCGAGTTTGGCGATTGGCAGCCGCGACGCGGTGCCCTCGAACAGGTCATGGCCCGCATCCGCCCGGCGACATTCGTGCTGGAACCTGGCGTCTACAAGGACAAGCTGCCGCCCTGCCACGTCGTCGAGATGCGCTGCGACATGCCCGACCGTGAGCCATACGAGAAGATGAAGCGCGACTTTGTGGCCGAGGTGGGCACCCGCGAGATCACCGCCTTGTCGGCCGCCGCCGTGACGAGCAAGCTGCAACAGATGGCGGGCGGCTGGGTCTACGACACGGTGACGGAGGCAATGGACACGGCGGGGGTCTTCAAGTCCTACAAGTTCGCGCACTGGTTCTCCCGGCACCGCTTTGACCTGCTGGACGAAATTTTGGAAGGCAACCAGCAGGACAACACGCTGATCGTCTACAACTTCGTCGAGGAACTGGCGCAGTTGAAGACCCGCTACCCGCACCTGTGGACGCTGGACGACAGCGCCGACGTGGTCGAGCGCTGGAACAAGGGGCAGATCCGGCTGCTGGCCGTCCACCCCAAGTCGGCCGGCCACGGGCTGAACCTTCAGTACGGCGGCAACAAGATGGTGTTCCTGTCCCTGCCGTGGTCGCTGGAACTGTACGAGCAGACGGTCGGCCGCATCCATCGCGGCGGTCAAACCAAGGACGTGTGGGTCTACGTGATGCTGACCAACAAGACGATAGACGAGCGCATCTGGGCCGCCCTGGCGGACAAACGCGCGATTTCCGACATAGCTTTAGAGGAGTTAAAGGGGTGAACTGGTTTACATTGAATGCCGTGCTGCCCAAGCGCAACGAACAGCAGGTGCTGGCAATGCTGGATGAAGAGGTGGCGGTCCACAAGCGTCCGACCTTTGTGGTCCGCATCCACCAACGCTACACCATGCTGCGGGCGCAGCGGGAACGTCAGGAACTGTTGGAGAAGGTGAAGCAATGAGTGATATCCCACGCGCGCGCGAAATAATTGAACTGGCGGCCCGAATGCTGGACCCGGATGACCCGGCCCGTGCCATGCTACAGGTGGCGCTGCCCATGCTCACAAGAGAAAGCCCAGTACGCCGGGCGTCAATTCAGAAGCGGCGGCTGACTGACCGCCTGACAAAACAGATTTGCGATTACGCGCGCCAGAACCCCGCCGCGCACCTGAGCGACATCGCCGTTCACTTTAACGTGAACCCCGGCCGCGTTTCTGAAGTTCTGAACGGTAAGCGATGAACCGCGCGGCGCTGATCGAGGCGGCCATCCAGCACGTCAAAGACGTGGGGCCGGGCACCTACGAGGAGTGGGTCGGGCTCATCATCGACTTCACTTGCAGCGCTTGCGGAACGGATCCCACTCGCCACCCCGGCGAACGCAGTCCTGATACGCCTTCTCTTCTTCCGCTGTCATGCGTTTGGCCAGATGAGGGAGAAGGCTCTTGAACACGGCGGCGCCCAGACCGACCCAGAACGCCGGCCGCTGTGATACGAGAAAGGCTCCAGCGCAGAGCCCTACAAGCATCACAGCGAGCGCGGCGATCTCCAGCCAGGTCATACCTTGGGCTGGTTCGGGACCATGTAAGTGACGACGGCGGTCAGAACCGCGCCGAGGATGACCGACACGCTGTCGATCAGGCTGGGCGTGACCCAGCCGGTCGAGATGCCGAACAGGCCGATGAGGGCAACCAGGCTGGTGATGAAGGCAGCTACGGCCTTATGTGCAGTCATGTTATTCACTCCGGGGTTAAGAAAAGTTTGCGTTCAGCCTCACGGCGGCGGGTCAGCCCCGCCAACGCGCGACCATGAACCTTGTTCCACAACAGGAACGCCTCGGCAGCGCCCTTGACGTCGCCTGCGTTCAGGCGCCGCACGACCGACGAGCCTGCAAAGTTGCTGGGGCCTATGTTGTAGCAGAGGCTGACCATCGCGGAGAACTGGTTGGGCGTCGGCTTGACGGTGACGGCCTTGGTGACGGCGCGCTCGTACTGGGTCAGGTCGCGGGCCAGTATCTTCTCGGCCTCGGCGGCCGTGATCTTCATGCCCGCCTTGACAACGGGGGCACCGGCTGCCGACGTGTGGCCGTAACCGATGGTGTCTACGCCCGCGCTGCACTTGTACGCTTTCAGGCGAAGGCCCTCAAAGCTCTTGATCAGGTCCAGACCGGCGGCGTTGACCTTCATGGCTTGTCGGCCTTCTCGTTGACGCGGTCGAAGAGGCTGTTCAGCGTGCGGTCCACCTGGGCGAAGCCGGTACGGATGTCGTTCTTGATGTCCGCAACGGCGGTCTTGAAATCATCCTTCTGAACGTAGTTCATCGGGATCTTCCGCACGTCTTCGTCGAGACGGTCCAGACTGTGGTACACCCGGCTCAAGACCCACCCTCCCGTAACACTGACAGCCCCTACTGCGAGGTTGAAAAGCACTTGGTAGTCCACCGTGTCACCTCGACATCGAGTTGCGATTGCTTTCCGCTGCTACAGCGCCGGGCCGCAACTTCTGGAGGTTAGCTGCTGCGTTCAACCCCCGCTCGCCCACTGTCACAGGCACGCTAGGCGGCAGAACTTCACCGCGCAGAATGCTGTCGTAAAGACGATTTACTTGTTGTTCGGCCATGCGGTTGGCAAGTTTACGGCTTGCAATAGCCCCGCCGCCGACAACAGCCGCAGGAAGGGTAACACCGCCGCCAGCAAGAAGGCCATAAATGCCGCTCAGAATAGCGCGGTCCATACCAGGCGCTGCCCGTCCGTACAGTTGCAGTAACTTTTGTGACTTAGGGCCGCCTGCGGCAAGGTCTTCAATCAGCGCGCGCTCTTCGGGGCTAAACCGTTTAAGTTCATCCTCGTTCTTAGCCAAGGCTTGAAACTTAGTTTTTGCTACCGCTGAAATATCTTTGTCGGCGCTTTCGACGCGGATGTCGTTGAGAATACCCTCAACAGTTTCGCTCTTGAGTTTGCGCTTCCACGTCTCTTTAGCCGCCAAAAGCGTTTCCTTGGCTTTTGGCAAATTGCCTGTCTCTAGCAACGTATCCGGCGCAGAGCCCATGAACTCGTCTACAGACCGCTTCATGTTTCTGAGAATGGTAGCCTGCGTCGCGTCCTTAGTCTCTTCCGCCGCAGCCCCCAAACGACTAGACAGTCCTTGAAGCCGTTCGTAGGTCAAAGGTTGGCCAATAGTCTTTTCAATATCCCGCATACTGCGGATGACTTTGGTGTGCTGAACCGCCGAAAACAACGCATCGTTTTCAATTACGGACGTAACATCATCAATCAGCTTATCGCCGGCTGCGGGCTTAAACTTCAGATTCTTTATTTCCGGCGCTCGGAACAATTCCTGCGCTTCTTTTTTGATGACTTCGCTAGGCCGCGCCTCCAAGGCAGGCTTGACCACGCGCTGCGGCGTACCCTTTGTAAGCCCGCGAACAGTCGCCGGGCCTGTCGTCACCGGGTTAGGTTCGGCGAACATCAACATGGTGTTTAGTTCTTGCGCCAATTTACGGCGGCCAGTGACAGGTTCAAACTTGCCGCCCTGTGTGGCCACTGCTTCCGGCAACGCTTCGACGCCCAGCCCAATGGCGCCAGACGTAAGCGTGCCCAGCCCGCCCAACACGGTCTTGCCAAGCGCTGCAAGACCTTCGCCTGCACGCGCCATCGTGCCTGGCGCAGAAGTAGGCGCGTACAACGACGAAATGCCTTCCGACATCATCTGACGCGACGGCGCGGTGATTTCTGCTGTTACGTCACCAAACGAGTAGTCGCGCGGCTTTACGATTGGCGTCTCAGGCACGGCGTTTACTACGCCATCGGCAATCGGAATAGACCCGCGCACGCCAGCGGTAGGGGCAGCAGGCTCAAGGCCAAACTTTTGACGGATAGCTTTCTGTGTCGCCGGACTAGCCTCGGCGTAGTTCGGATCGGTCGGCGCGTACTTGTCAAAGATTGCCCGCTTGGTAGCAGGATTAGCTTTCACATAGTTTGGGTCTTGGACAATGGTACGCAGGTCAGCCATTATTGCCCCTCGTCACTCAGCAACGGATTGTTCGTATCAACGTCGCCGCTTTCGCCAGTGGTTGCGGCCCCAATATCTTCCACACCAAGAGTACCTGTGCCGTATTTTTTAGACAGTTCGGCCAGAGTGTTCTGAATAGTTTCAAACGACTGATCAGGATCACCCAAGGACGCCAAGAAAGACTGCAATTCAACATTGCTGTCGATAGCCTTAGACGACATGCCTGTCGCCGCCTTGATGTCCGCCAGCAGCGCTTGGCGCAAGTTTGCAATGGTGTCCCGCGCCGTTTGCGCTTTTGTGCCGATAGTTTTACCGACAGACGGGCCAAGTTTAGTTTTGGCGCGAGCGCCAATATTTTGCATAGTTGTGTTTTCAGTCGATACGATTTCTTTTTCTTTTTTCAGGATATCGTACTGTTCTTTAATTCGGGCTAGCGTACCATCTACGCCTTGGCGTGCCTGTGTCTTTTGGTCGGACGTAGTCACACCAGCCGCTGGCGTAGTGGGCTTTCCGGCTTTGGGCAGCATACCGATCTCAATACCCTGCTCGTTGTATAGGCGGACGTTACCTTCCGCGTCTGTTTCGCGGAACGCCACCTTGCCGCCGCCAGCCGCTTCGGCTTCGGCTTTCTGTATGTCCAGTTCCAACCGCCGTTCAGCCAACGACTGTGAACCTGCGGCGGTCTGGGCCTGAAGCCGCATGTTGGCGGTGGGTTCAAGCTGGTTAAGAATGAATTGGCCTTCCTTATCCTTGGCCAATTCGGCCCGCAGGATCGTCATCCGCATCTTGGGGTCGGCTATGCCCTTGAGGCGCTGCATGAACGGCGTGAAGGCTGTGGCGACCTCCGGAGGCAACAGGGACGTAGCCGCGTCCAGCCCGGCGTCAGACGGGTCCGAAAAGGCCGACGCCACCGCTGGCAGCATGGCCTCGGCGGCCTGCTGCGCGGCTTCCTTCTCGGCTTCCGCAGCCTGCGCCTGGCGGGCCGTCTCGATCTGGTAGACGTTCTCCGCGCCTCGCACACGCTGGTTTATCAGCGCGTTCACGTCCGGCATGGACACGTTAGCGAAGGCGTTGCTGACAATGCTTGGATCAATCGGCATGGTTCACCTACGCTTGATATGACATGTTGCCAATACCACCCGCAGACGGGGTGATGGACTGCAAATAGTTCATGTACGGCTGGTTGGCGTAGTAACTGCCGATGCCCTGTCCGATTGAACTGAACGCATTGCCGATGGCACCCGCAGTCCCGGCCGCCTGCGCGGCGTTGACGTTGCCGCGCTGCGCCGCAATCTCGGCCAGCGCCGCGCCGGACGACCCGACGTTGGCGGCCTGCCCCACAGCCGCTGCCTGGCCCTGACCCGACAGGTAACGATACGGGTCCATGCGCGCCTCGCGCTGGGTGAGATAGCGGCTGAAAGCGTTCTCGTACTCGGAACTGGCGAGGTTCTGGCCGTACTGCTGGATACCCTTGAGCGTGCCGCCGGACTGAAGCAGACCGCGCGCCGCCGCCGACCGTTCCAACCCCTTCATGCCCTCGGCCATGCGGAAGTTGTACCCCGGATCGGCCTCGAACTGTTTCATGCCGAAGTCTTCGTAGGGGGCCATCTTCTGGTACTCGGCCAGCGCGTTCGTGCCCGCCTCGACGTAGGGTTTAACCAGCGCCAACTGTTGCGCCAAAGCTTGCTTTTGCAACTTGGCGGCCTTCTTGGCGGCCTTCTTCTGCGCGTCGGCCGCCTTGTTGCCACCAAAAATGCCCGCAGCGGCGCTGCCCGCAGCACCGATGATTGCCGACCCTAGAATTGCTGTGCCTGTTGCTATTGCCATGACTGTGACCCTCTCACGTAGGTGCGTTCCAGTGGTTCAAACCCGGCCCGCCTGTAAAATTTGTCTGTCTTACTCATGCGGTTGTCATCCAAAGCAATCATGAACACGGCTGCGGCACCCTTGTCCTTAGCCCAATTCTGCACGCTTTGAAATAGGCTTTTGCCCGCCCCGCAGCCCCGTGCCGCTGGGTCCAGCCACCAGAACAGTTCCTGCGCCACGCTATTCGACGGGCTGAAATACAGCGGGTACAGCAGCGCGCCGGCAATGCCGACAGGCTGTTCGTCGCGCAAGGCCAGCCACACCCCGCTGCGGTCGTCGTCAAACATCGTGCGCAACGTATTAGCCATGCCGTCTTCGTCAAACGGTGCAATCTTAGCGATAGGCGACGCCGCGTGAAAGCGCGCCGTCATGTCAAGGCACGACGGCAGGTCGTCAATCACCGCGCGGCGCACCTCGATCACTACGTCACCTCACGGCCGGACACCCGGATGTTGATGGCACTCGCCGTGCCCGCAAGGGTCGAGATGAACCCGCCGGGGCGCAGCACATGCCCGACCAGTTCGGGGAAGGTGTACGTCTCGCCCGCCTGCAACGTCTTGGTCTTGACGATCAAATCGTTGTTA